GCGCCCAGGTGTCGATCCATGCCTTGAGGGTGGTGCGTGGGCTGACGACGGTGGACTGCTGCTCGGCGAGGACCTCCCGGCGGATGGCGCGCAGGGCGCGCTTGGCCTCGGCCTCGGTGGCTCGCGCTCGGGTGATGCGGCGTCGGCCGCCGCTGGCCGTGTAGCCGGCTTCGACTGATGCAACCCATTTGCCGTCTTTGCGCTGGTAGACGGTGCCTTCCCCGTATGCCATCGGATAGCCCTTCCTGGTCGGCGGCTAGCCATCTGGCTAGCCATCTGTGGCTCAGGATAGCGTATGAGGGGCTAAGCAGGTACCCCATGATCTGGCTTGATTCTGCGGTTTCCCGGTCGGGCTGGCGGGATTTGAACCCGCGGCCCCCTGCTCCCAAAGCAGGCGGCACCACAAGGGCGACCCATTGACAGCACTCACCAAACCGCCGACCAGCCAACACGAGACTAGCCATCAACTAGCCATCTTTCCGAGACGCCGCACAAACCGCTGAATCACGCCACAAACCGCCCCTAGAGACGACGAAAGGCGCCCCTCCCATCCGGTCAGGCGAGAGGGGCGCATAGCCATCCGAAATGGCCATCTCAGTCGTCGGCGAGGTCCCCGATAGGGGTCTCCCCCGGGCCGCGCGGCAGGTCCCCCAGGGGCGCGCCCCGGTCGAGGGCGATAGCGCGCGTACGGCGCGCGACGCACTCCCACTGGGCGGCCTCCCGGCGCGCCGCCTGCAGGTCCGACTCGCGGCCCTGCCGGGCGTGCCACATGGCCCGGATCGCGGCCCCGATCTGGGTCACCAGGATGGATCCGAGGCCGCTGGTGATGATCGCGCCGATCAGCTCGGCTTTCTGCATCCGGGGTCCTCCCTCTCGATGGCGCGGGCGGCGGCGTCGGCCTCGATGGCTTTCGCTGCGGCGGCGCTGGTCTCGGCCTGCCGGAGCGCGGTGTTCGGCTCGCAGCCGGGCTCCCAGGTGTGGCCCCAGATGCGGGCCATCCGTTGACCGATCATGAGGAGGAGGGCGAGGATGATGCAGAATGGCCAGCCGGGCCAGTGGTCGGACGTGAGGGCGCGTGCGGCGTCCTCGATGGCGACGACGACTAGCCCGAGGGCGACGAGGGCCGCCGACGGGCCTTCCACGCCCCACCAGCCCCGCCAAGCCGACGGTGCGCCGATCGCGCACCCGGACAGGGTGAGGAGGCAGCCCACGGTGACGTCCCACGGCTGGATCCGGGGCGCCCCCAGGATGAGGGCGACGGCTACGGCAATGAGCACGTAGGTCGCCGCCATCATCGCTGAGATCGCCCTGGGCTCGTGGAGCGTCCCCCACAGTCGGCGGCCCACGCCCATCAGGCGGCCTCGTGACGGGGCTGGTAGTGCTCCCGGGTCTCGCCACCGGGGGTGACGATACCGGCCCAGGCGAGGACGCTCACGCCACCGATGCGGATGTGAGAGAGGACCTCGTAGCCGGCCCAGGCGAACCCGAGAAACTTGCCCACCTGGGCGGCCAGGACGTCAGCCTGGAGCGGGTAGGCGCTGAGCGCCCAGGCGCCCACGGTGAGGACGACGGCGGCCCCCACGACGAGGGCGACGCGACGCCCACGCGTCCAGTAGGGGCGGTCCAGGGCCGCCTGCACGAGGGGCCACAGGGTGCCCAGGACGACGGTGGTGACGAAGGGGTCAGAGATGAGTGCCTTCATGCGTGTTCCTTCCTAGATGGGTGGTCACCAGAGGCGACCGGAGTTGGCGTGAGAGTCGTTGAGGGCCCGCTGGAGCGCCCGGATGGTGCCCTCCCCCGGGTCGCCGTCAATCCAGCCCCCGAACGACCAGCCCGACGGCACGTAGTCGCTGTGCCAAGCCAGCACGAGGAACTGGAAGCACCGCCAAGTTGCGGGCCCTGCGACCCCATCGACGTCGAGCGCGGGCTGACCGTTCAACTGCTCCTGCGACGGGGCGTGCACGTTAGCGTTCAGGAACTCCTGGAACCGCTCGATGGCGGGGCTGCCGTCGTCGTCGAGCTCGCCGTCAATCGGCGTGCCCATCACCTGCTGAAAGCGGGCGATGGTCGCGGGCCCCAGGTCACCGTCACAGACAAGCTCTCCCTGGCCGTCGGACTTGTTCCATCGGCCGGTGTAGGGGCTCGCCTGCGCCGCGGGGGCGGCCGGGGCGGAGGCGGCGACATGGCCGCCGCCGATCATCGCGTCCCAGGCGCTGCGGTCGCGCAGGCGATCCAGGTCAAGGTGAGCGTTGTAGCCAGGCAAGTAGCCGTCCTCGGTGTACTGGTGAACCAGCGCACCGCCTCCCCAGTAGGGGACGTTCGGGATGGGCGGGTCGCTGTACGCCTGCCCGTAGTCGCTGTAGTCCGGGCCACCGGCCACCCACAGCGGGTATCGGGCGGCGACGGCCGACCAGTCGTAGGAGTTCAGGACGTTCTGGTAGGTGTAGAAGCCCGGGGTGGAGCCGGTCTCTGCGGCCACCTGGTTCAGGAACGTCAGCGCGGGGCCGGGGCCTAGCCCGACGGCGTCGGCCTCCCAGTCCAGCCAGAACGTGGCACGGCCGACGTACGACTTCGCCCGGTCCAGGAAGTACCGGGCCTGCTCGCCCGCGTCCTCGTCGTTGGCGAAGTGGTAGAGGCCCAACCTCTTGCCCGCGGCCAGCGTCGCCTCCGCCTGGGAGCGCCAGAACGGATTCTCGTAGCCGGTCCCCTCCGTCACCTTGACGATCACGAAGTCAGCCCAGATGGCGGCGATATTGAGCCCGCCCTGATGACTGGAGATGTCGATACCGTGAGCGTGAGCCGGGGCGGCCGCTGGGACCACTGGTGCCGGCACTGTGGCGGTCGCCTTGCCCTTCGCAAACTCGGGCCACTGCTGGAAAAACAGGGCCTCGTCGAAGCGGTGGCAGCTCGTCCATGCGCCACGCTGAGTGAGCGGGTGAGCACTGTAGCGCTTGAGGCGCGTCTCCTCCCCAGTCTGGTCGCCCGGCTGGCCGTCGATGTCGCCGGTCTCCGAAATCCACGACTCCGAGATGAGCGGGTCCACGGCATCCTCGAGGGCGATCACGACGTGCCCCGTACCGCCCTCGTTGCCGGCGGACAGGATGATGTCACCGGCCTGGAATCCGCCGTCGGGGCACAGGTTCTCATCCGGCCACGTGCGCTCACGGAAGCCCCTAGCCTCCATGCCGGCACGCATGTTGCCGGTCCAGAAATCATTGATTTCGAGGAGCGCCTGGTGTCCCCATGGGACGCCGTAGGTGTCATGCAGGCCGTAGTCGATTGCGCCGCAGGCCAGGGACGAGCAGTCGGCGTCCTGGGCGCTGGGGACGTGTCCCGCCCAGTCGGCGGCCGCGAACCAGGTGCGGCGGCGGTACTGGCTGTAGCCGACGTTCTCGTTCTCGCTGACCTGCCGTGCGATCCGCGCGGTGACTGCCCCGACGCTCACAGGACGCCCCCGTTCTGCTGCTCCCAGCCGGCGGCGAAGTTGATCGGCCCGGCCTTGAACGGATTCAGCCAGGCACGCGCGACATTCTTGTACGTCTTGCCATCGACAATGATCTGCTCGCCGGGTCCGATCATCGCGTCACGCTGGAGGCCCTTAATGTCCTTCGCCTCCGTCGGCGCATACTCGATGTATGTGTCGATCCGCCTGTCGACTTCCGCCTTGCAATCATGCAGGAACCGGCGCTTGTCCTGCTCAGCGTTGACAATGGCAGCGAGCTTGTCGAAATCAGCGTCACCCATCATCTTGATGTCGTGCTCATTGTAGTTGACCATTACTGCATTCCCTTCGGTGTTGAAGTTGCGATGAGACCGGAATAGCGCTTGTCGTCGGTGAAACTGAAAGTCCCACCGACTCCCTGCCCTCCGACAAATCCACCCCTAATCCGGGGGGCCTGACCAGCGGGAACTATCGCCATCACGTTCGCGGTGATCGTGGTCCCGAAAGTCTGGACCGGGAAACGCGCGTAGGCGTACCGGTCCATGATCGCCGCGTATATGTCAATGACTCCATTGCGGACGATCCCGAAGCACGTCCAGGAAACCTGAACAAGCCGGTCATACGGGCGGACACCAAGATCAATGGTGGCGACGTCGGTGGTCTGGTTGCTGTTGAGATGCCACGTGTAAGAGGCGCCAATACCGGCTTCGGCAGCCTGCACCTCATTCACCGGGGTTATAACCCAACGGCCGCCATTCTTGCTGCCGTCCGCCCGGTAGAGGACACCTGAGACGTCCAGGTAGGCGGGGTGCGCGGCCGTTGGCGGGTGACCTGCGGCCTCGGCGCGGCTGAGGATTTCGCGGGCCTCCGCCACGGACTGGGCCGGGAAGATCACCCCGGCGACGTCGAAAGCCTTCGACCATGCGGACAATAGGTCGTCCCCCGCCTCGGGGATTGGGATCCCCTTCCAGTGATTGGTGGGCAATCTGGTTCTCCTTACTTGCTGTAGTCAACGGCGATCTGGATGTTCGTGTCCCAATATCCGTACGATGCGTTCCCTTGGGTCTCGAACGTGATCCCTCGGTAGATGCCGTTTTGGAAATTAGACCAGAGGTTGCTAGGAATGGATATCCACCTGCCCTCTCCACGTCCCCAGCCCCCGGTTTCGAGCCAACGCCCATTCGACCCAAATTGGCCCGGAGCGGACTGCCACCCGTGAGCACCAATGCTGGCGACGCCCGTCTGCCCATACCAGTGCTTGGCGTAGACGTAGAGCGACATGTTGTTAATGGTTGCACCCCTCAGGGTGGAGGTCATGTCCGGGAACCCCACAACTGAGTTGTAAGCCCAATTGCCGTATCTACCCTGAGGGAGGGAACCAGACCAGGCCGTGTCCGGTGAACCATTCGAGTACGCCCGCCACCAATTCGCGACGAACACAGATCGGTGATTCTGCCGCGGCGCGGGCTGGGTCTTTCCGTTAGCGACCACTGAATCTGGGAACCTCAGCGTCGCCTTAGGCGCTACGCCGATATCAGTAAGCCACACGTGGGGCGGCTGCGTCCCATAATCCAGTGTCACACCACCAGCAATATAAGCGTGCGCCAGTGAAATCGTGAACTTGTAGGTGCCCGACGTATTAGGTGACCATGGTGGGAAGTGCGCGCGGTCAGTCTGAACCTGGTTCACGAACGCGCCCGGGACTCGGCTCGCCCAACTCACGGTGTCCTTCGCCCCATTCCCCACGGGCCGAATAGACACACGAGGTTCACACATGGCCTTAGCCTGGTTTGGCATCCACGACCAGATCATCTCGCAGTGATACAGGCGCCCCGCCTCAAGATCGACCGTGAGGGTCGCAATCTCGTCATCGCCGCGCACCTGGTGCCGCCCCTGCCCCGGCCAGCCCCAAGCCGTCCCCCAGGCGACAATCCCGCGCGGAATCACGTCCAGGACCGACGCCAGGTCGCGGCCCTTCCAGGTGATCTTGTCGGCCACGGAGAGGGACTGCGCGGTCATGAGGCCATCGCCGGTGATCGTGGCCCTCGCCAGCCCGTCAGTGCCGGTCACGGACAGGAAGTCCTTCCCGGACGTGCCGAGCGTGACGACCTCGGTCGGCTGCCCGCCGGCCGCTTTCAGCACGTGCAGGCCCGTGTGATCCATGATCGCCGCGTCCCCGGAGGGGTCACCGGCGACGATCCGCGTGGAGAGCCGGATGGTGTCAGCCAGCAACTCCCCCGTGATCCGCGCCTGCCCGGCCTGGAGCATCTGCGTCGTCACCTTGGCGAAGGTGGCGACCTTCGCCCACAGTTCGTCGCTGGCGGTGACCTTGGGGGCGGTGACCGCCCCGTCGCCCAGCTGGACCGCGCCCACCGAGCCGGGGACGAGGACCTTCCCGGCCACCAGCATGTAGTCCTGCCAGCCCTTGGCGGCGGCCGACCACACCTTGACGCCGGTAGCCTGCTTGTCGGAGTTGGTGGCCACCCACAGGTCGCCGTCGGCGGGATCCGCGGGGGCGGTGGTGGCGACGGTCACGCGGCCGAGAGCCCGCTTCAGGGCGTTCGCGGCCGCCTCGCCCGACGTCGAGGCGGCGTCCTTCGCGGCCTTGACCTCCTCGGACAGTTGCTTCTGCGCCGCCTCGATCTCCTTTCGGGCGGCGTCAAGCTCGGCCTTGGTGCCGGCCGCTTCGAGGGCGATCTTCCCCGTCGCGCCAGTCGCACGCGCCTGCCCACCCTCAGGCAGGTTGGCGGGCGAAACGACCTGGTAGACCCGGCCGTCCCCCGCCTGGAGGCAGACGCATTCTGCGCCGACCGCGGTCACGCCGCCGTCGGCCGGGGCGACCACCTCGCTCACCGGCTCGTCGGCCGGGAGTTCCACGCGAACCAGGCCATCGTCCAGGACCTCCAGGACGCGGCCAGTGGCCCACGTGCCCGCCTGCGAGCCGCTGCCGTAGGAGGCTTGCTGGCTGGCGACCGCCGTAGCCGGGGACGGCTTACGGTCGATCCACAGGTTCGGCTTCACCATGCCAGTTCCTCCATGTCTATGCGCATCTGCCCGCCGGGCTTGTCCACCGGCAGGCTGTAGGCGGTGACCTTGCCGACGATGACCTCGCCGGCGTCGGTGTGGACGGCGACCACGTCGCCGGCCTCCAGGCGTGGATCCGAGGCGATCTCCACGGAGCGTCTCGACGCCGCCGAGAGGGCGTTCGCCATGTTCGTGTGAGCCGCCTTGTGGACGGCCCCCGCCGAGGCTGCGGCGTTGAACTCCTTGCGCTCAGTCACCCAGCCGTAGGTGCTGGGCTCGTAGGGCCAGGAGGAGGCGACGGCGGTCCCGGTCCACTTCACGGCCGGTTTCTTGTCGTCGGACTGCTGCGGGCTGCCGACGACGATCCAGCGGTTTGGGCGGCGTTCCACGCTCTTCCTGGGCGCCTCGATGAGGAGGTCTCGGCCCGTGTAGCGGGCCACTGGCTCCGAGCCGTCGGTCTGCGCCCACAGGTGCAGGCAGCCGTCTGCCTTGATCCCCCAGTTCAGGCCCCTGGTGTGGCACAGGTCCCGGATCGCCTCAGTCCTGCTGTGACCCCACTGGGTGGAGGGGCTGACCGGCGAGTTCGGGGTGCCTGGATCCAGGACCACCGGGAGCGTCCCGGCGAGACGCTGCGCCTCAGACAGGACCGTCGCCCCACCACGCGGCGACGACGGCCAAGGCATCGGGTCCTGCTCCAGGAGTTGCAGCAGGTCCAGCGCCTCGACCTTCACCTTCCCGGAGGGGTCCTCTTCCCAGGACTGGTGCTGCCACCACCCCAGGTCAACCTCATCCCGGCCGTCCCTGGTTTCGAGGATGGCGACGACGTGCGACCGCTGTCCGTAGTTGCTGAGCGGGCTAGCGGGCGACTCGGGCACCCACGACGACGGGCAGGTGTAGGTCAACTTCCCCGGCACCACACGATCGGACGCCCAGTCGATCTGCACGTCCTCGCACGGGATGTCCAGGGCAACCACCACGCCCCCCAGGTGCACGTCAATGCGTGCGCCGACAGCGACGGGCCCAGCCAGGGCCTCAGTAGACGGCCCCGGCCTCATGGCATCCCCTGCACGCGCTGAGCGACCTCAAGCGCAGACCACGCCTGCCACCCATCCTCATCCGGGTGGGCCTCGCCGTAGTCCTGCCACTCACCCCAGGTGGTCACCGGGACAGCCCCCTGCGGGGCCCCATCCTCGCGGGGCTCGTGAGCCGTCCACTTCACCGTCAGCTCGATCAGATCGTCATAGAGACGCTTCCGGGAGACACTGTTGACGATGACCGTCCGCGGCGGCACCCCCGCCGTCGGTGCGGATGGGATCAGCATGATCGGGTGATGAGCCTGGAGCACCCACCACAGGAAGGGCTCATACTCGGTCGGGCAAGCGATGACACCAGTGCCGGACTCGGGCTCATCCCGGAGCGCCCACCGGGTCACCCCGCCGACACGGGATGTCTTCGCCGACCACTCGATTGGGTCCTCATTGGACACGTAGATGAGGCCGGGGAAGGAGCGCCCATCCTTGCCCGTGACGTAGACGCCGTACCAGTCCCCGACACGGCGGGTGAGGGTTACCTCGTCCTCACCCGCCCGGTAGACGGTCTCGACGCCGGGCGCGGCCAGGGCGTCAGCCACCAGGTGCTGCCCCTCCCCGAGACGGGCCAGCACACGGTCACCAGCGGTCACCGTGACCGGCCCGTCCACGAGGAGGGACGGGAGCCCAGACGTCGTGCCGATCCACCCCTTGAGTGCCATCCTGGCTCCTCTCAGTCGTTGCGTGACGCCTCGACGGCGACCCGCTCAGCCTCGACACGCATCCGGCCGATGAGCTCGCCGTCCACGTCGCGCACCTCGAGCACCGAGGGCGTGTTCCCGCCCTTGCCGAGGAGGTTGTCGATCTTCGACCACTGGCCGCCCGTGAACACGGGCTCTGGGCGTCCGGTGGCGTTGAGGACCGTCGTCAGCCCCGGCTGCAGCAGGCCGCCGCTGTCGAACTTGTAGAGGCCGGTGCTCGGTGACCCCCAGATGGGGACCTCGCGGACCGGGATCCCGAACGTGGGGGCCTCGACCATTCGGCCGCCGCCACTGGCGATGGCGATGTGGTGGGCCGGATACCCCCAGAACAACAAGGTCCCGGGCGTGTTGTAGGACCCGCCGGGCGTGGAGCCCGCCTGGTAGCCGGCCGCCGTCAGACGCGGGATGTTGCTACCCATCTGGTGGGCCGCCCAGTACACGAGGCCCGAGCAGTCAACGCCGGGCGGGATGCTCGAGCCGCCCCACACGTAGGTCGCGCCGATGGCCATCCTGGCCGCGTTCACGATGTCCGAGGCGGCCATGGTTGCCGTCTTGCCCTTGAGCCACTCTCCGAACCCGTCAACCCAGCGGCCAGGTAGGGCCCCAGCCATGTCGTGGAAGAAGCCGCTGCCGGGCAGGCCAGCCATGACCGCCTTCATCGGGAGGCGGATCAGGTTCTCCACCGCTCCGAGCGGGTCGGAGATGATCGAGGAGACCGCGTCCGCCGCGCTGGAGATCCAGTCGGTGGCCGTGTTCCACCCGGACTTTGCGGCTCCCTTGATCTTGTCCCAGATGCCGCCGTCGGCGAAGGCCGCGAAGCGGGCGCCCTGGTCTCCGCCGGGGATGTGGGCCCCACTGGAGCCGCGAGCTGCGGCGTTCATCCGGTGGACCGCTGCGGGGCCGCCGACGGCCTTCACCCACTCGGGCCGCATGATGGCCTCACCGCCGGACAGGGCGATAGCGCCACCGCCGTCGGGGCTGTAGAAGTGGTAGATGTCCCGCCCCGGCGAATATCCGGGCAGCACACCACCGCTGGCGTACCCTGGGATTGCGGAGACATCCGGGAGTCTCAGTGACAGGCCCAGTTTCTCCGCAATGGAATCAGCCGTCTTCTTAATACCATTCTTGTAGACGGTATTGATGATGAAATTGATCGGCTTCGCCGCGACCGACTTAACCCCATCCCATACGGTCTGAATACCAGACTTCATATTCTCGAAGGCTTTTTTGATATTCGTGGTGACCGTATCGAAGATCGGCTTGAGCGTGTTCTGGAACCATGTCGCCACCGTGTTGATGGTGGACTTGATGCCGTCCCAGACGGTCTTCAAGCCGTTCCACAGCGTGTCCGCGCCGGACTTGATTCCGTTCCAAACTGTGGAGATGACGGGCTGCACGTAGGTCTGGAACCAGCTGACGACCGTGAGCACGCTCGCCTTGATGCCGTTCCAGATGGTGACGATCCCATTCCATAGGAATTGGGCGCCAACCTGAATTCCGGTCCACACTGCGGAAATGACCGGCATGACATAGGCGGTGAAGAAATCCGCGACGGCCTGCACGGCAGTCTTGATCCCATTCCAGATCGTGACGATGCCATTCCACAGGAACTGGGCCCCGATCTTGATGCCATCCCAGACAGCAGACAGGACCGGCATGACGTAGGCGTTGAACCAGTCCACGGCCACGCCGACGGCAGCCTTGATGCCGTCCCACACCCAGACGATGCCCGCCCACAGGTACTGGGCCCCAGTCTTGATGCCCTCCCAGGCGGCAGCGAGGACAGGCCCAACATAGGTGACCACCCAGTCCACGACCGTTGAGATCGCAGCCCACCACATCTGGAAGTACAAGACGACGGCGGTAACCAGGACCCACACGGCAACCTTGATGCCGGTCCATACACCAGAAAGGACCGGGCCGACGTAGGTGGAGATCCAGTCCACGACCGTCGAGATCGCCGTCATGATCCCGCCCCAGACGGCGCTCACCGCGCCGCTCAGGACCGACC